CAAGATCGATTAACTTTATCCAGCTGAACTTCGTCGCGGTCCGCACCGGCGTCGAGTTTACCGAAGTTGTCGGTCGGGCATAAGGCGCGGTAAGAGGGAGATAAGACATGCCATTTAATGTCTCAGAATTTGCGTCGGCCGGGCTCCCATTTGGTGGCGCCCGCCCCTCGCTCTTTAGTGTTATCATCGATACACCTGCCGGTGTGCCCAATGTTGGTGCTAGAGTTTCATTTACATGCCGTGCTGCTCAGATTCCTCAGAGCAGCGTCGGTGTAATTGAGCAAGCTTACTATGGGCGTCGTATCAAGATTGCTGGTACTCGCACATTTGCAAACTGGAGAGTCGATATTCTAAACGATGAAGATTTTGAAGTGCGTTCTGCGATGGAAATTTGGAGCAACGCAATCAATACGCATCAGACAAACTTAAGAGCAGCCAATCTATCTACTACAGCATCATATAGAACAACTGCTACAGTAACTCAGTATGCAAAAACTGGTGAGGCTCTACGTACATATCGCTTTGTAAATATCTTCCCAACAGAGGTAGGTGCTATTGACCTTGCATGGGATAATGGTGAACAGGTTGAGACTTTCCCAGTTGAGTTTGCATATGACTACTGGGATCTGACAACACCTGGCAATACCGGAACGCTTGCGGTATAACGGTACCCCGCAACGCGGAACTAACCGATAGGTCCGCTAAATATAGCGGACCTATTTTTTTGAGGACTTTTGATGGCTATAGAGTTATTTGGCTTCCGCATCGGTAAGGCTGAGGATGAAGCCAAAAAGGCTGCTCAGATACCGTCATTTGTTCAAGAGCAGAAAGATGATGGCGCGGTAGAAATTGCGCCCGGTGGTGCATATGGCACATTTGTCGATCTAGAAGGCACTGCCAAAAGCGAAGCCGAGCTTATCTCTCGCTATCGTGAAATGTCAATGAATGCTGAAGTTGAAGCCGCAGTTGATGACATTGTAAATGAAGCTCTAGTTACTGATGCCGACGCAAGCGTAATTCGAATTGTTATGGATGACTTAAAGCAATCAGCTAGAGTTAAGAAGCGTATTGAAGAAGAATTTGATCAAATACTTGAACTTCTAGATTTCTCTAATATCTGCTACGAGATTTTTCGCCGTTGGTATGTTGACGGTAGACTTTATTATCATATCATGATTGATATTAAAAATCCACGTGAGGGTATTAAAGAACTTCGTTACATTGATCCTCGTCGTATTCGCAAAGTTCGTATCCCTCAAAAGAAACAGAATAGCGACGCAGCCAAAGATAAGAACCCTACGGTCCCTGCATATTCTGAATATTATCTTTATAACCCATCTGGCCTTGCTGGCGCAGCACATTCGCAGGGTGTTAAGATTTCACCAGACTCAGTTTGCTATGTAAATTCGGGTCTGCTTGATAATAGAAATCGCATGGTCCTTTCATATCTGCATAAGGCCATCAAGCCTCTAAATCAGGTTAGAATGCTTGAGGATGCAGTTGTAATTTATCGCCTTAGCCGCGCGCCAGAACGTCGCATATTCTACATTGATGTTGGTAATCTACCTAAGCCAAAAGCAGAACAATATCTTCGTGATATCATGATCAAGCACAAAAATCGTCTTGTCTATGATGCATCAACCGGCGAAGTCAGAGATGACCGCAAGTTTATGACAATGCTTGAGGACTTTTGGTTACCGCGTCGTGAAGGTGCAAGAGGCACAGAAATTACAACTCTGCCCGGTGGTCAAAATCTTGGTGAGATGACTGACGTAGATTATTTCCGTAAGAAGCTGTATGAAGCACTATCGGTTCCCATCTCACGTCTCGACCCTAATGGTTCATTTACACTTGGTCGTTCAAATGAAATTACCAGAGATGAAGTTAAGTTTTCTCGATTCATAGGTCGTCTGCGTCATCGCTTTACAATGCTTTTTGATCATCTAATGGGTATTCAGTTAGCCCTTAAGGGCGTCATGAGTCGTGAAGAATGGTATGAAATGAGATCATACATCAAGTATGATTTTCAAAAAGACAATTACTTCTCTGAGCTAAAAGATCAAGAAATTCTTACATCAAGACTACAGTTATTAAATACTATTAGCCCATACGTTGGTGTGTACTACACTAAAGAGTGGGTGCAGAAAAATGTTCTTCGCATGTCTGATGACGAAATTGAAAAACTTGGTTCTGAAATTGAAATAGATAGTGCTGATCAAATGGATCAGGCTGTTGCTGCAAATAAATCTCAGCCTGAAATGATGCCAGATGAGCCACCCGAAAAGAAAAAGCAAGATACTAAAAAGCCTGCACCTTTCTCGGAATCTTTTGATGACGGTATTGTGGCTCTTACCGAAGATGATAAAAAGTTAATTGAGAATATGTCTCAGGTATTAGAATCTATTGAAGCTGATGAGTTTATAGATATCTCAAAGATTGATCTATCTGATATTGATATTGATGATAAGCTCAATGGCATAAAAAGAGGGTTAAAGAAGTGACTCTATCTCTAGAAGCAGCAAAGATCCTCGCCGCAGCTATTAAGGCTGCGCAGAATGAAGCAGATCGTGTAGAAAGCAAGCTGCTTGGAGAGATTCGTCAAATCCCACAGGGCCCAGAAGGTCCTCGTGGTCCCGCAGGTGGCCCGCAAGGTCTTAAGGGTGATCGTGGTCTACCGGGTATCCCTGGTCCGCAAGGGCAGCAAGGCCCAAAGGGTGAAAAGGGTGATCGCGGAGATATAGGGCCTGCAGGCCCTAAGGGTGATCGTGGTGATGCGGGTCCTCGCGGCGAAGCTGGCCCACCAGGCCCAGTTGGTGATGTGTCTGCTGTATCCAAGCAGCTAACAGATAGATTTGAACAGCTATCTCAAAAGATTAGTTCTCAAACATCAAGACTGGCCATGGTTGGTGGTGGCAGTGGGTCGGGTGAAGTTCTACTAAGAAGGCTTGATGATGTTGACTATAACTCGACATTAACACCCACCGATGGTCAAGCTCTAGTTTGGAATGCAACGCTAGGTAAGTGGCAAGCTAATACAGTGGCCGGTGGTGGGGGTGGATCAACCAATAATTTTACTACCACTATTCAAACACGCTCGATAATTCCTGCGTCAAATAATATTTTTAATATTGGTTCGCCTGGGCGTAGATATGGTAATCTGTATCTAAGCGGTAATACAATTTTTCTTGGTAATTCTACTCTTCAGTCTTCTGGTACTGGTAGATTAAGAATAATTACCAAAGATGGTCAAACTGAAACATTAGTTGCTAATGCTCATCTAGTTGCAAATTATACGAAGAATTTTAATCCCTCAACGTCAGGGACATTTACACATAATGGCAATTTAAATGCTACGGGTAATACCGTATTAGGTTCTAATAATAAACAAACTACAATTAGAGGGCTACTTACTACTATTGGTAGAGTAGAAATTACTACTAACCTTGGTGTTACAGGCAATACTCAGATTAGTGGTTTAGTTGCTAATGGTTCAAAGGGGTCCCCAAATCAAGTTTTAAAAACTAATGGCACAACAATATATTGGGGTAATGAATCTGGTGGCGTATCTGTTAGCACATTTAACGCCGCGCTCGCTAATACCAATGCAGCAATTAGAAATAGGCTGCAGGTTGCTAATGCGGCTGCACTTTATACGACAAAAGCATATGCCGCATCAAATGCTTATGTAAAGCAAATTCTTGCTAACACCAATGCTTATATTGCATCTGTAGTAGCTGGTGGTGGTGGCGTTTCTGAGGGCACCTTCAATGCTGCTTTAGCTAACACAAATCTTGCTATTGGTAGACTAAACACAAATCTTACTGGTACCAATACTGCAATCAGAACACTTGTATCCGATAGACTTCAAGTTGCAAATGCTGCTGCAACATATCAGACACGTGCGATTGAACGCGCTGCGCTAGCCAATACTAATCAATCAATCACAAATGTTCGCAGCAATGTTCAGGCAACTAACACTGCACTTCGCACATTAGTTTCTGACCGTTTACAAGTAGCAAATGCTGCTGCGACGTATCAGACACGTGCAATTGAACGCGCAGCACTTGCTAACACCAATGCATCTATTGCAACACAAGCAACTAGAATTACATTAGTCAATAGCAATCTTATGAGCACCAATACTGCGCTTCGTGCTTTAATCGATGATAGGTTGCAGGTTGCTAATGCTGCTGCAAGATATGCAACCAATACTTTCTCGCGCATAATTGTTGGCGCTAATAGTATATTTGCAGATAGCAGAGGCGATACTTTAACTCTTGCTGCTGGCGCAAATATCACCTTAGCCGCAGACCCTGTAACCGACACAATTACCATATCTTCAACCGGTGGTGGCACAGGTGGTGTTTCTACTAGCACCTTCAATGCTGCTCTAGCAAACACAAATCTTGCAATTGGTAGACTAAACACAAATCTAACTGGTACCAATACTGCAATTAGAACACTTGTATCTGATCGCTTGCAAGTAGCTAATGCGGCAGCAATTTATCAAACAAGAGTAATTGAGCGTGCAGCACTTGCTAATACAAACCAGTCAATTACAAATGTTCGTAGCAATATTCAAGGTACTAATACGGCGCTTCGCACGTTAATTTCTGACCGTCTGCAAGTGACCAATGCTGCCGCAATTTATCAGACACGAACAATCGAGCGTGCTGCACTTGCTAATACCAATGCATTTATTCGTAGCCAACTTGCTAATACCAATGCATCAATTACAACACAAGCTACTAGAATTACTCTTGTAAATACTAATCTAGTTAATACCAATACTGCACTTCGTACATTAATTTCTGATAGATTGCAAGTGGCTAATGCGGCAGCAATTTATCAGACACGCGCTATTGAACGCGCCGCGCTAGCTAACACCAATGCAGCAATTGCAACTCAAACAACTAGAGTTACATTAGTTAATAGCAATCTTACTGGCACCAATACGGCACTGCGTACATTAATTTCTGATAGATTGCAAGTGGCTAATGCGGCAGCACTTTATACAACAAAAGCATATGCTGCGGCAAATGCTTTTGTCAATACTAATTTCTTAAATAAAACCACATCAACACCTCAAACTGTGGCAGGTAGAGTATCATTTAGCGCAAATGTCAGTATTAGTGGTAATTTGTTTGTTTCAGGAAATTCTACATTTGTTAATAAAACTACTGTTTCTACCAGTGATACTCTAATTGCGCTTGCAAATAATAATACATCCGATATATCCGATATTGGTTTTTATGGTAATTATCGGAACCCATCAGCACCTACAGTTAATAATTATACAGGCGTGTTCCGTGATTCTGGGACAAAAGATTTTTATGTATTTGGTAATTATACAGTAAACCCAGATGTAGGAATCAATATATCTCACGGATCGTTTGCTTTAGCAAATCTTAATGTTGCACAATTAAAGGCAACTAGAGTCCGTGTTGGTGGTGTTGATATTGATAGCAGATACGCACAGAATACTGCAATTAGAACACTTGTATCTGATCGTTTGCAGGTAGCCAATGCTGCGGCAATTTATCAAACACGCGCGATTGAACGGGCCGCATTAGCCAATACCAATGCATCTATTACAACACAAGCCACTAGAATTACATTAGTTAATAGCAATCTTACTGGCACAAATACAGCACTTCGCACGTTAATATCTGATCGTCTGCAGGTAGCAAATGCTGCTGCCGTGTATCAAACCCGCGCGATTGAACGGGCCGCATTAGCCAATACCAATGCATCTATTACAACGCAAGCAACCAGAATTACACTAGTTAATAGCAATCTTACTGGCACCAATACAGCACTGCGTACATTAATTAATGATCGTCTTCAGGTATCTAATGCGGTAGCAATTTATCAAACAAGAGTAATCGAACGCGCTGCACTTGCTAATACTAATCTTTCAATTGCAAATGTTCGCACTAATATCCAGGGCACTAATACTGCACTTCGCACTTTAATTAATGATCGTTTGCAGGTAGCCAATGCTGCGGCAATTTATCAAACAAGAGCAATTGAACGTGCGGCACTTGCTAATACTAACCTTTCAATTACAAATGTTCGCACTAATATCCAGGGCACTAATACTGCACTGCGTACTCTAATTTCTGATAGAATGCAAGTAGCCAATGCAGCTACAAGAGTTAACCCAACAACATCTGGTCTGCTAGCACATACTGGTCGTGCAACTATTACAACAAATCTATCAGTTTCTGGTAATACATCACTTGGTGGTTCCTCTCGCCTTCTATCGGTTCTTGGTAGAGCAGCTATTACTGGTCGCTTGTCTGTTAGCCAAAATCTAGAGATTTCTGGTAATACAGTATTGGGTGATTCGACTGTTGCAACAAGCCGCACCATTGCAAATGGTCTGCTAAATGCTAACGGCAACTTTATTGTCGCAGGTAATACGACACTAGGCGCTGCTGGTAAGAGAATTACAACAACTGGTCTGCTAGCACATACTGGCCGCGCAACAATTAGCACAAACCTTACTGTTACTGGTAATACTTCAATTAACGGTAATTTTACTTTGAATGGG